TATGTACTTTCCTCAAAAAAATCGCCCAGCGCAATCTTGCTCTCGGCAAATTGCTTTGCATATCTTCTGATATCTCTTAATAATTCTTTATGTTCTTTTCCGACCATATCAGCAACTTCTACTGATGTAATTGTTTTCTGTTCTAAATTCAAAACTTCTCCTTTCTCCCGGCACCATGGAAAGCACCGGGAAACCATGGCTTTCAAAATTCGTGATATATTATGAAATCCTCATGATGTTTTCTTTTAACCGCCGAGCAGTTCTCGACAGTCATGTGTTTCAACCTATAAATAACTGCGTCCGTACCTCTTGCGGAAAAGCTCTCTGGCTTCATCTTCTGTGTGACCGGATGCCACACAATGCTTTTCCCATGCAAGCTGTCCTGCAATTTTGCTCAACTTTTCAGCGGTCGTATTATCATGGACACGCTGTGCAACAGGGCTTTTCGTGTGACAGTACTCACAAACCGGAACTTTTATTCCATCTTCCTCTGCAAGCTTTCTGAATCCATTGCCAAATAAAAGATGATGCTCCTCGGTGGTAGGTATGCCACAGAAAATGCAGTTATCATTGTATTTTGTAACAATTCCGACTGTTTTCATTTATACCTCTCCCAGCAGCTCTGAATAATGAATAGGTTTCTTTAACACCTTTGTGTGCTTGCAGTAATCACACAATTCACACCGGATAGGTTCTACCGCACCGGATTTCAGTGCAAGAATCTTAGGTGTGTTCTGTTCCACCTCCACAAGCTTCTCATGAAGATGTTCATCATCGATCCAGATCAGTTCGATATCTGTTTCTTTTTCCTTAGACGCTGCTGCGATAAAGAATGGTAACCGCTTTCCGGTATTTCTATAAACAACTTCCTGGTACACTGCACCCTGAATGTCATATCCCCAATACTGAATGAAATCCATATAGCCGAAATCCTTTGTATATTCATTCTTATGCAGTTCTCTCATAACTTTCAGATCCACAATCGCTTTATCTGCAATGTAGCTGTCCATCTTGATTTTCCACTTTGCGCCGAACATATCAGCGGTCATTATGACCTGCTTTTCTCCGGACATGAACTGCATAAAGGTTTCATCTCTTTCAATACGATTGATGATTTCCTCCGCTTTTTTGTAGTCTGCCTTTAAATCCCCGGACTTTGTAAAAATGGCAGGATTCTGTGCACGGAACAAGTCAAGGCTTCCCTCAAAATGTGAATCCACATAAGAGCCAACCAAAAGAGCTGTTGTCTTTTCAAGTTCCCACTCTCCGTTGAGCATTGCCATGGCCTGTGATTCACACGCTGGCTTTCCGATAGTTCCCATAAAATTTTTATACTGGCTGACCGAGAGATACTCCCGATCAGCTTCCTTTGAATAGTAATTTTCATTATTCAGTAACATTATCAAATACCTCCGATGCTTCTTTCATAAGTTTCTCATTCTGTGGATCAGAAAAAATATCTGGTACTGCAGGTGCTGCAACCTTTACAATATCCTCTGCTTCTCCTTCAACAGAACATCCCATAAGTGAATTAGGGATGTAAACTCTGGCAAAAAAAGCCGATGCTCGATAAGCAAGCATTAACTCTGGCATGGTCTGCCATTTCGATGTTTCATTTCCGTATTTATCTATCTTTGAATACCATTTTTCATCTTTTGCCATTTTAATGGTAACTTCGGCTCCATGAATTTCTTTACTATCCTCTTTTCTAACCGCACTGATATAGCATCCCCAGCTATCTGTATTTTTCTGCCCTGTATAAACAGGCTTCACACTTTTAAATAATGGCGATGCCTTTATCATTGACATGCAAGCCTGTCCGCTCCACTGAGGTTTTCCTTTGACAACATATAAATTCTGCATTACAAACATTGGGGAAACATTCATTCTGTTTGCCATATCGCATGCAATCGCACAATCCATAGGTTTTCCCTGATATGCCTGTGGCACCAGGGAAGATGATGCAAACATCTTCCCAATATTAAATAAATTCTGAAAAGCTTCTGGATCAGAAAAAACATTTGATGAAAGCTGTGTATTCGGTTCTACCGTCATGATCTCTGTGTTTTCCATGATATGTCCTCCTATAACTCAACTACTGTCATTGCATCATCATCAGTCGTTCTGGTAGCAATGAACTGTAAACCTTTTTCTTTGCATTTCGCATAAAGTTTTTCTCTAAGGTCTGTCGCCAATTTCTCCACTCCATCAATAAGGATGATATTAAGGCCATTCGGATTCTGCAAAGCAACATCAATGCATAAATCAAGCTTTTCTCCCTCTGACAGATTCGATACCGGAAGTCCGTTAATAAGAGGGATTCCATTTTCAACGGTAAGTCCATCAATCGGGATCGTGCAGTCGGCAAGGATTTCTCCCGGCAATGTTCTTGCTTTCTAAATCTTATCTGTGAGGCTCTGCGACTGTTCTTTCATTTCTGCGATCTCTTCCTGCAAGCCAATCATACGTTTATATTCATTAATGTGGCTCTGCATCTCCTCGATCGTCTTTGCCTTATTCTGTAAATCCGTTACATCATTTGGCTGCTTATCCGCATATTCTGCATACTCAGCAACCTCTGCATCAAAATGTGCTACGTTCGCCTTATAGGTCTGCTCAATCACTTCAAGCTTGTCCTGCTTCTTGGATGCAAGCTGTTCTTTCTCTTTTTCGTATTCCCTGATCTGCTCATTTAGGGATGCAACTGATTTATCAATCTGGTTTGCACGGTTGCTGATTTCCCTGTCGAGTGCCGCAATCTCAATCTCTCTGTCAGCATCGAATTTTCTGATTTTATTCTCTCTGCTTTCCATTAACATTTTTGCTTTTTCAATTGTCTGGTTTTCTCTCTGCAACCGCTCAATCTGTCTGTAAATATCTCCGGCACTCATGCTCTCCCATTTCGTAACATCATATCCGACTGGAATGCTGGCAGCGATCTCCTCAACAAATGCTTTCTTATTTCTGATATCACGATCAATATTGCGGCGGTTCTGGTAATAATCGCCGTTTTCTGCCTGAATATCATTCAGCACAGAGAGGATGTTCTGATCGTAAGACACCCATGCCGGGATTTCTCCAAACCATTCCTTAATTTTGTTCATATCCCACGGATACTCGATCATGTCTAAAATAATGGCGTTCTGCTGTTTTTTATCCATGTTCATGAACTCGATAGGATTGAGCTGCAATGGTGTAAATAATTCTTTCAAAAAAGCTTCTGGACTTCCAACCTCCAAGCCGTCTCTTTTTACTGACTTATAAGGTGCTTTTCCTGTTCTGACCTTGCGGTCAATGGAAATCCCTGTGTCTGTCTCGACAATGATCTCCCCCTCTGATTCCCCTTTATGTACGATGTACTCACGATCGCTTTTATTCGTCAGTGCATACTTAATTGCATCCAGAACAGAACTTTTTCCTGTTCCATTTTTTCCAGACAGCTCAACAGATGTTCCGTCTGCTTCATACTCTCTGATTCCAAAAAGATTTTTGATTTTGATTTTTGTAATGTTCATTTTAAAAATTCCTCCAAACTCATTTGATAATATTTTGTTGATCTGACCATTTCATTGACCTTTTTCTCGTTTTCCTGCCTTTTGGTCTCACCCGATATGCAATCATCACATTTACCGTTCTGACCTTCTCCGGCATCCATTGAAAAATGGCAGATCCTGCATTCTCGTAAAAACATAATTTTCACGCTTTCCAATATTTAATTTTCGTGTTACAATAAACGCAGAAATACTTTTGTATTTCCACGGTTAAATAGCACCTGCGTTCGCCAAAACATTCAGGGTGCTATTTTTTTGTCCTCAAATTCCCCAAGGAACTCAACATCAGCGTCAAGCTTGTCCTTTCGGCGGATCATGTAAAAGTATGCTTTCCGCTTTTCTTTCAGGCGGTTCTCCACATCCATAATCGCAACTCCAACAAGTGCAACCACCGCTCCGAGTGCCATTGCGATCAGCAGAAAAACATAATAGGTTCCATCCGCATCGAGCATTCCGCAAAGAAACATAATTCCAAGCCCTACCGCTATAAATACTTTACTGATCTGCTTCATTCTCCACCTCCTACTCTGGTACATCCTTATTTTCAAATGTGATTTTTACTCCTGCGATATCCGCCAGCTTAAATAAATCCTTTAATCGGATTTTTTCTGGATGTAAAAGTCTGTCTGTGACTGTTCGTGTTGGAATACCACTTTTTGCACTCACATCCGCTGTTGATAGATTATTCTGCCGAAAACCTCCTCTTAATAAACCAGCGACATAATTAACTCTCTTTTTCATTTTGTCCTCACATAAATTTGTTTTTGGCATAATTTCTCACTCTCCTTTCTAAAAATGGTACAAATCTTTTCGAGTTGCATGTTAATATGTGTATATCAAAAATAGAAAGGAGGAAATACACATGACACATACTGCTGAAAAGTCCTTAAAATTTCTTCAAGCCAAAGCTATAACTGGCATAAAAGACTTTAAAGACTTAGATTTAATGACTGAGCTTGGTCTTTCTTATGAAATTGCCTTTAATGTCATTGCTGAGCTTGAAAAATACGGTTATATAGAAGTTGATCGTCAATACGTCAATTCACATTTCACACTGATTTAACTTCTATAGATAGTCCTGAGTAATTTTACTTGGGGCTATTTTTCTGTCCTGCTTATTGGACTGATGTTGTGGTATCTTCTAGTCAAGAAGTTTGTCAATTTTAACTTTTAGGATTTTTGCAACAGAATTAAGGTTTTCTGCGGATGGTGTTGAATTGTTCCATTTGGAAATTGCTCCTTTACTCAACCCGGCTTTTTTTTCAACAGCATTGACACTCATGCCCTTTTCTTTGCAAAGTTCCTTGATTTTGTCATAAATCAAGCTTGCACCTCCTTTTAAATATTTGAAAACATTCAGTAAATCTATTGACTTTTTACTGAAAATATTCTAATATACAGTCATCACACAAATATATTATTAAGAATTTTTTCTTAGCCTTTTGATTTACTGAAAGTTTTCTGTGTTACAAGTATTATTATACTGAAAGTTTTCTGTTTGTCAATAGGCTTACTGAAATTTTTCTGTAAATTTTAGGAGGCTTATTATGACACTTTTAGACCGAGTGAAAATGCTCTGCAAAAAAAAAGGTGTTTCCCAAGGAAAAATGGAAAAAGAAATCGGGATAAGCAATGGTGCATCTTCAAAATGGAAATCTAGTTCTCCAAGCATGGAAATATTACAAAAGCTTTCTTCTTATTTTGAAGTGTCAGTTGATTACCTAATGACTGGAACAGATGAAAACGTTTTATCTGATAAAGATAACCGTGATATCGCTAAAGATATGGAAAACATCAGGAACAAACTAATGAATGGTTCAGATGGTCCTCTTTCTTATGATGGGGATCCAGTGTCTACCGAAGATGCCGAATTATTACTCGGTAAAATCGAGTTGATGATGCGCAGATTGAAACCTATTAATAAAGAAAAATACAATCCTAATAAGAATAAAAAGTAGGTGCTACATAATTGAGAAAAGACATAAAGCAGTTAGTAAATTATTACGTAAAAAAATTCAATACAAGAAATCCATACAAGCTTGCAGAGTGTCTGAATGTAGAAATCCAGATCGGCGAGCTTGGAAATCAAGCCGGATGCTACATGTTTCTTAAGAACCACAAATGTATCTTTCTGAATGAGGATTTAGAAGAAAATGAGATGCGCCTTGTCATGGCTCATGAGCTTGGACATGCTATCATGCATCGAAAAGAAAATTGTTATTTTATCCGAAATAAAACTCTCATGCTCACGTCAAAATTAGAAATTGAAGCAAACACATTTGCAGCAGAGCTTCTGATCCCGGATGAAATCATTTTTGAGAACCGACAAACTACTACCGAGCAGCTTTCCAGGTTGCTTGGATATGAACAAGCTCTTATAGAGCTTCGATTAAAAACTTTTTGAAAAATAGGAGGATTTTTGTTATGCCATTATTAGTCATTATTATCTTATTAATCTTAGCTTGGTTTTTGTATAAATTAATATACTATAGAAGCAATTCATTTATTGAATTGAAAAACAAAATTGAAAAATATACAAAAGACTGCAATGACCTTAATGATCATATTTATGAATTAAAAAGAACCCACATAGGAATAGATCAGCTAGATTATGGAAAAGCATCTTATCAAGATGCAAGTAATTACAATTACAAGCGTCCGGAATTGAAAAAACAGGTGTTTGCACCAAATATTTGTAACTGTTCAAGAAGCGTTTGCGATTCAGCTCGAAAGCAACCCTTTAAATATGTATGCAAATATTTTAATATTAAGAGCACCGAGGAAAACCTTGAACAATTTGAAAATATGCTGAATAATTTTGAAGCTGCTGAAAATGGTAAAAACTTATTGGTAAATGAAAAAAACAACATTATCAATGGAATCAGTTCCGAAATCCCATTTTTAATTAAAACATTTGACAAAAAAAATTTAGAGAAAAAACTCGGTTTTGAACCTATTGATTTAAGTACAATTTATTTTCCAAAGTACATATTCAAATACACAAGTTCTGGTGGTAATGCCGCAACACAATGTGATGTCGTTTTCAACCTTGATAATTTAAACCGGTTTGTGGTTTATCTGTCAGAATTAGTAAAATTCAAAAAAAGTGCTGCTGGACAAAGAGCTTTAATGACAAGTAAATTAAGAAAAAGTATTTTGGAACGTGATGGATACACCTGTCAGAAATGTGGTGCTTCACAAAAAAATGAACCAAACCTATTACTTGAAGTCGATCATATTATTCCGATTTCAAAAGGTGGTATCACATCTGTTGAAAATTTACAAACATTATGTTGGAGATGTAATAGATCCAAAGGAAGTAAATTAGATTTTTAAATATAAAATTGCCCCTAGTACCGTAATACCAAGGGC